CGTAGTGGAATCCACCAAATCATCGTAGTCTCCAAAAGGAAAGGCTGCGCATTCTTCGACCAACTCATCTGCCCAACGGGTTTCTGGTACATATACCATACCAGATTCCAACATTGGTGCTACTGCGTTTACCCGTGCAATTTTATCATGTCCTTTTCCCGGTGAATAATTCACTACAGGAATTCCCGCTTGGCGCAATTCGTCGGTTAGCGGTAAGCCCGATGCCTTGGCTTCAACGATGATGGTATCTGGATCCCAGTAGGTATATTGTTCGTATGCAACCCGCTTTAGTTCAGGAAAATCCCAGCGTCCTTTCTTTACATCCAGCAACAGCAGTGCCGGTCTTTGCGAATCTTCATCAGGATAAAACACGCACCATGTGGTAATAGCCGAATAATCAGAAGTTTCCTTTTTGGTGTAAGCAGTATCGTAAGACTGAATCACATAATGCATTTTTGGCACTTCTTCCTTTTTCCAAGTTTGCCACCATTCCCTTTTTAAAATAGCGCCTTCTTCCGAAGTCGGAGCCTGCATCCATTGCGCAGACCATTTTGCTACAGGCAACGAAGCTTTTACGCCTTGCAGTTCAGCTACGCTCCAGTATTCGGGCCACAGGGCATTTCCACTGTCTGGGAAAATAGCTGGAAATTCGACTATTTCCCATTTGTCTGCGTGTTCTTCCACTTGTTTTGCTAACAGTCTTCCTGTTAAGTCCTTGGTCGACCATCGGGTCATCACTACGACAATGGCTCCTCCCGGCTGTAGTCTTTGCCGTGGTCCAGAGCTGTAGTAATCCCATGCATTGTCCAAGGCCGTGGGACTCAAAGCGTCTTGCTCTGAGTGAATATCGTCAAGTACAAGGAGATCGGCTCCCCGACCAGTGACTGCACCGCCAATACCAGTATAGAAAGCTTCTCCTCCGGCATTGGTTTCCCATCGCCCTGCTGATTTACTGTCTGCTTTTAGTTTTGATCCGGGAAATACCAGCTGGTATTCGGGAGAATCAATAATATCTCTGACCTTACGACCAAAGCGAAAAGCAAGTTCGGCTGTATGGGTAACTTGTATTACTTTTAATTTGGGGTTATTGCCAAGAATCCATGAAGGAAAGAAGACTGAAGCAAATTCACTTTTAGTATGTCTCGGTGGCATGTTGACAATGAGCCTTTTTAGGTCTCCAGTAGCCACTCTTTCGAGCTTTTCTGCAAATATCTGGTGATGGCGACCTTCAATAAAGTCGGGCCATATGTGCTTTATATAGTGTAAAAAGCTCTCTTTTCCTTTTCTCTGGAGCTGTTTTGCACTCAAAGCCTCTGTTAATTCATATAATTCTTTTGTAGCATCAGGGTATTGCTCGGCTAAACGCTCCAGATTGATATCGTAAGCACTATTCGTCATTTACACAACTCCTTATTATGCGTGATGTTTTTACACCACCAATAGAATTCACTGTCTCCCAAGGTGTGTTTCATTACATTTACCCGCTGTGACACCAATTGTATATTACCAATTATATACCCTTTGTTTGGGTCTTTCCTATCAATACTGACATTAAAGTCCTGTCTTCCTTCTCCTGCTTGCCATGTTAAAAACACCCCGGATAACGCACATTTGCCCTCTTGTTTGTCCCAAAGCGTTTCCACATACTCACAAGTTATTTCCCAATCAAATTCTTTTCTTGAATATTTTAAGCTGCGAAACAATCCTTTTATATAGAGGTAAGGAGAAGAACTTTTGTTGTCAATTATCTGAGCGGATCTGCATTCCTTGCAAACATTCCGTGTAGATCTGAACTCTTTCAAGGGAAGCTCCCTTAGACAAGTTACACAGACCTTGGATTTTTTCATATATATAATTTTTCCACGGACAAGGGACTCCTAACCTTTTTTATTGTGCAAGGGGGGTATCGGTTTGTCAAAGTTTCTGGATATTCTGTGCTCGTCTGTTTCTTTCTCTTTAGACAAAATATACAAGCAACACATAAGGGGGGGTTGGGCCTCTTATTCAAGTGAAAAGGAAATAGGTCAGCCAATAAGTAGCCCAACCCCCCCTTATGTGTTGCTTGTGGGCGGAGCGCAGAGCCAAGATGGAAAGTTATAGAAAGAGTAGAGTAGTCTCAGACAGAAAAGACAAGCAAGCAGATCAATGAGTTGTTCCTAGTAATAATCTATTTACTAAAAGGATCTAGGAACAACTATATGTCATTGATCTGCTTGCTTGTCTAGGAAAAGTTTAGCGAGGCGGAGAGCCAAGATGGAAAGTTATAGAAAGAGTAGGGTAGTTTCAGAGAGGAAAGACAAGCAAGCAGATCAATGATGTGTCATTGATCTGCTTGCTTGTCTAGGAAAAGTTAAAAGTTTAGTGAAGTAAAGGATTTACCAAAGCGTCGTTTTTGCATACCTTTGTTGGCTCTGTATATTGCAACTCCTCTACTAGTAATCTTCCAATAACTAGGTAATAGAACAGATCGAAACCGATACTCCCAATCGATAGTATCGGTTCTCATGTCATGGTCAAAGAACAGTTGGTCTTTTGTGTGTTGTGGTAAATGTAAAGGCATTTCGTTTTCCTCTAAAAGAAAGGACAACTTGCGTTGTCCTTTCTCGGAGGTGCGTTAGTCCATCCTCCAAAAGATATAGATGGTGAATCCCAACGCAATGACACAAAAGAGTGCAAGATAAGAATAAAGCATAATTGGATCAAACATTACTCTACCCTCCATATCCTATAGGCAACTCGTCCATCCTTTAAAAGCATCTTCCTTTGGGATATTCTCATAATAGATCCTTTAAATCTTTTCTGAGCATGGACAAAACTTCTCAATGCTCTGATTTTTCTGTCAAGCTCGATGTTATGACACTCTGCTATACCAACACTCTCTAACACGAATGAGTCACCTACATCCATTGCATTAAGAATACCGTCAGACCACGGAGAGGGTTCTCCGTCTTGTCTAAAAGACCATGGATTATGTTTAGGAAGCGGAACGTTTTTTTCTATTTTAATTTTCATTTGATTTCCTCAAATAAAGGGGGGATACCGAAGTATCCCCCATTGTATTCAATTGCCAAAGGGCAATCGTCCTTGATCGGTGAGCATTTCCTCACCCGTGTAAACATGAGATATTGCTTGTCGAACTGTGTCCAACACATGTTGTTCTTCAACAGTAATATCACCTTGTTTTTTGTTTGCCAACAGTTGCATCAACGTCATTATCAGTCTAGCGTCATCATCGTCAACGTTGGCTGATACTGCCATGATTGGTACAGTTGGTGTGGTTACATTATTTGGCATAATTATGTCCTCCTATGGTTATTTATAATGTATCTATAAGACTATACTAGTATGCATCATATGTCAAATATATTTATATCCCTCCCATATCACTTGATGTTGACTTTGACGACCGCTGCGAATGGGGAAGCAGGGCCTTTCAGACAGAAAAGACAAGCAAGCAGACCATGAACGATCTGCTTGCTTGTCTATGGGAGCTGTGGCATAATAACGGGATGAGCAACACTAATTTGCCTCCTATGGGCAACGCTGAAGATCTAATAGCTTCAGCATGGGGACGTACTTCGGTACGTCCCTTTTTTTATCCCACTGTCCCAGACGCCGGGGCCGCTGGCGCTCCGTCTCAGATAGAAAAGACAAGCAAGCGCCCAGAATTATTGAAGAGGTTTTAAGCGCTCGGAAAGAAAATTCTGGGCGCTTGCTTGTCCGAAACTTCTTGAATAATATGGGAGATCTGTCATAATAGTAGGGTATCAAAATTTAATAACCATAGGAGAATAATCATGGGCATGGACGTTTACGGAGAGAATCCTAAAATTCACACACCCAAACCACAACGACCTGAAACAGAGGACTACAGCTCAGATGAAATGAGTCAATACTTCTCTGATCTTAGAGAGTGGCAAGACAAAAATCCGGGTGGGTATTTCAGAAACAATGTTTGGTGGTGGCGTCCGCTTTGGAACTACGTTACCGAGCTTTGTGATGACATACTTACTGAAGATGACATTGAACACGGACACAACAACAATGGTCATTTGATAGATCAGGAAAAATGTCTAATCATAGCCAAGAGATTGGTGGACGAACTGCAAAGTGGCAGAGTCGCCAATTATAAAGCAGCTAGAGACAGACAGCTTGAGGCTTTACCAGATGAAAATTGCGATTTGTGCAATGCATCTGGAGTCCGTAATGATGAATTTGTCCAAGGCGAGTGCAACGCTTGTCATGGCACAGGTACCAAACCACATTGGGATACCCATTATCCTTTTGACGAGGAGAACGTAGAAGAGTTTAAAAACTTCGTCAAGGAATGTGGTGGCTTTACAATCTGCTAAAGCTTTAACAAATCACTTACCCCCAACAAGGGAGGGCCTTCGCTCTCCCTTTTTTTATTCCCCAGCTTCCTGAACCAGAGCCCGGCCAGCCGTGGGGCTTTTAGATAGAAAAGACAAGCAAGCAACACCGCTCTTTATTGTTGTGATGGCATATATCACAACGAGCGGTGTTGCTTGCTTGTCTGCGAAGCCACAGTCGTCTGGGGCCGCAGGAGGCGAGTTTCAGATAGAAAAGACAAGCAAGCAGACCATTGATGGCTCAATGGTCTGCTTGCTTGTCTATGGGATTTTTGCTATACTTGGAGTTCATTTAAACCATAGGAGAATTACCATGAGCCAAGCCCACGTTAAAATTGCGTTTGATGCAGTTATGAAAATGTCTGATTACTACGCAAATAAAGTTGCGAAAACAGATGGAAAAAATGAAGTAGATATTTGTGAGGCAACTTACAACTTGATGCGACACTTCGTAACATTTCTAATGACCAATGCCAAAGATTGCGATGCAGAACAAGAAACTGTCGTAACTATGCTTGAGGCAATCAAAGATGCCTTAGAATCTTTTGATGGCAACTGGGAAGTAGTATCAGGAACGATTGACAAAGATAGGACTCTAAATTAAAGCCGAATCTTTTTCTCCGAGGAGAGTCAGCCCGAAAGGGTTGGCTCTCTTTTTTTATGCCTACAGCTACATTACGCCATCCCGCTGGGACCTTCGATCCGCTTTTTAGATAGAAAAGACAAGCAAGCAACCTAGTGTACTAGGTTGCTTGCTTGTCTATGGGATTCTTGCTATAATGAATCTATGATTACATACAAAATAGTTCGTTTTACCTTTGGCGATCCAATAGAAAACAGAATTGTCATGAGAGGGCTTTCGCTTAAAGAAGCCCAAGAACATTGTCAACGCGATGACACGCATGAGGCGGGTGTTTGGTTTGATGGTTATGAAAAGGAACACAATCTTTCTGACGAAGAATTTCTTCGTGAAAAGGAAGAAATACTCAAACGCTATGGACGAGAGTTAACCGACCAAGAACTTTCTTGGTTCCGAGAATATGACGCGATCCACCCATCAGAACTCGCTGAGCCTGATGGTGCAACTTTCTTCGATGAAGAAGGTTTAGCTTATCCATAAATGGTGGGTGATGTGGGGGCTAAATGTCAGCGTTCGTAGTAGGTGAAATCGCTACGTTAAAAAAGGAAGGCCCGCTGATCACATCATCCACTTTCAAATAAAAACAAAAAATCTCCTATGGGGGAAGGCTGCGGGGCCTTCCCTTTTTTTGTGTGCCTGTAACCCTGTCCTTCAGGCTGGGGCCGCATTCGCTTCCTCCCAGATAGAAAAGACAAGCAAGCAGATTAGCTAAGTCGTTGATCTTCCTAGCTAATCTGCTTGCTTGTCCCGTGCTTCCCAGCCGGGAAGCTCTCTCTGCCCGCAAACCCTTGATTTCCCTACCTTT